AAAAAGATAACTTCCGGGGCTATCTACACAGCCATCGTCCTCGCAAGGTGCGCACGGATCGTCTTTGCACTCTTCGCAACATTCTGACATTAGCACGATCATAAATGGTCTATTTCCGCATTTTTAAATATATACCCCGCAGGTTCTGGAATGTTTCCATTTTCATCAGGGTCGGGCTCGGTCGTGGTCAAAATATCAATATCTTTTGATTCACCATTAACGCATGCCTTGACCGAAATTTTCCAGTAATCCTCACGAAGACCGCCTCCGCATGTGCTCCAGGCAATAAAATGTTTACCGCCAAATTTTTCAGATAATTTTAGGTCCGGTTCGGGATCTTCCAGATGAACATCCCCGTCGCCCGTCATTATGCACATACCAATATAGTAGCACGAATCGGGGTATGTAGGAGCTCCGCCCGACTCTGCTTCTTCTTTCGCTGAGTTACAAAGAAGAACAATTAAATCACCATGCAAAAAAGGTTGCTGCTGATCGGATCTATTTTCATCAGCTTCGCGAAATGCCTGAATTGCTTTTTGTACAGAATCCACATCATCGCACGATTCAAAATTTGTATCATTGATTGAAATCCAATGAAGAAAAAAATCTTTTTTCCCCGTACTTAACTGAACAAAATCAATTACACCCTCATCTTCCGAGCCTTCAGCCTGCTCGGCAATTTCTTCAAGTCTGTCTTCAAGAGATTCTAGTTTTTCCTGAAGCTCCTGCAGATTTACCTCATCGCCGTGCTCATCATCCAACATAGGTAATGCTCACCTTCCATATTTTCTTATTTTCGTCGGAAGCGGCACTCGTAAAAAGAGGTGCCACTTTTACATTCAAGCTCGCGGCAAATTGAGAAGATGGTTGGTAGGAATTATTCCACGATATGGAGCCACCAATATGTTTAAGTTTTTTACCCTGAAAGATAGGATAATTTTGTGTGTCCACCATATCGGTGGACATAACCCGTGGAAATGTGCCTACAAAATTTAGAGTATTTAAGCTTATATCCGCGACTTTTACCGTACCCCCAGTGCTACCAGTGAAGAACAAACTACTGCCGCTATCCTGAAACATGGCATTAGGAATCGCCTGCTTTAGGGTATAGCTTTTATTATCTCCATCATAATCGGTAAAAGTAAGATCCACCATAACTGACGGGCTTACACTCCCGACACTGCTCCAGTAGTTTGCGAAATAATTTGGTATATTTTCACTGGTAACAAAGAAATTAAAAGTTCCCACCTGCATATAGGAACTCGACCCTCCAGATACCTGAAGAGCGGAAACTTTTAAACCATTGCCATCAAAATAGACACCTTTCGGAAGACTGAAAGATGTACGACCAGTCTGCTTGGTTCCTGAAATCCAGTAAGGAACATTATGATTTACCCACTCGGCCGACCATACATCAAAGCCCGGCCGACTAAATGATACCTGTGCAGATCCACGCAGCCAGGTTGCAGCATTTACACCATCCGATTGGGCGGCTTCAATTGCATCATAGAGAGTCTGGTTTTCACCAAGCTGTGGAGTTTTACCTATGGTATACTCAGGAGGAAGATCATAAGAAATAGCCGGTGGGGCTTCAGACACTGGGCTTGGGGCATAAGACCATGGATCTGAACCCCCGCCATTTAGTGGGTGTTTCGCCCAAGTACTTGCTGAATATCCTTTTGGATGCTCAGCACGAAGAACAACATAGGTTCTACGCACACGCCGCAAATCAGTTGTACAAACCACAGATTCCTGCGCAAAAGAATCCCGTATTTCCACAAATTCACGGGTAAGATACGCAGAATCAACAGATCCCTGCTTCGGGCTAATCCTCTGGTTTACCAGATAATGATCGGTAAATTCTTCGTCCTCCGTTCCTACAGCCAGGAATAACGGATTGCTCGTATCATTAATGCCCGCATAGCTGGCTCGATATCCTTCGACCACATACTGTCGGACTATACGCTGATACCCTGCCTGATCATCCTGAGTAACCTGGGGACGACCGAGCAGCCTGATTGTCAGGTCCTTGGCCATGGTATTACCAGCCGACTCGGCGGGTTAAGCGTAATGATCCTTTATGCTTCTGAGGAGTAATTAATGTCCGTAATCTCTTCCTAGCTTCTTCCGCCATACGCGCTATAAACTCTTTATTTGCGCCATTATATCTCGGATCGGAAAGAAGCTTTCCCTGTGCGATTGGATACATAATATCCCAGACAAGTTCAGAAGGAATTCTTGGTTTATCCGCATCCTCGCTCAATGGATCGGGAATTATATTTGCATAGACTTCTACCTCATATGCTTTGTCAGGAATAGGATATAAATAAAATCTTGGGATAACATCCTCATCGGCTCCATCATCCCGATTATCCAGATAATACCAGATAGGACGACCGACTTCAGGCTCATTCTCTTTGTACATAGGAAAGCTCAATCCACGACCGGATGGCGCTCTGAAATCCCATGAGAAAATTGAACGGGCACGAATCTCAGCCTCAGGACCACTCATCGGAGATAATGGGCCCTCCCCTACTAATACAGGAATTTTATCAACAGATGTTACCTGCTTGGGAAGAGATACTCCTGCCTGCATTTCATCAAATGGCAGAGTAAATTTCTTCTGTGCCCACATCGCTCTTCTGCCATCAATTGGATTGTAGCATTCACGATATGCCTGATTTATGCAGATCTCCAAGCGATTAACATCAACTGGTGGAAGATCGGCAGCCTCATCCGCCCCAAGCATCGAAGAGAGCTGATCCTTAAGAGCTTTGAAAGTGATATCGATCATCCAAAAATATTAGGAAACCGCCAGCTCTTCCGCTACCGGTTGACTTTTGGCCTTTGGCTTACGGCTTTTGGCCTTTGGCTTAGGCTCTTCGTCTTTGGTCTCGGGCTCAAGATATACAGAAAAAAACATAGTCTTATATAGTTTGCCCTGAGTCCGAAAGATATCATCTATTTGTTTCTGATTCTCAGGCTCATAGGCAAAATGTCTGATCTCTTTGTCCCAAATGAAATTGTAACGGACTTGGCTCATACCTTTTACACGGATATTGGGTGTAGCACCCATTTGATTACTTTTTCCTAATATTATGATCTTCATTGTATATAAAAAGCCTCTCCCCAACTAATGTCAGGGAGAGGCCGGTTGGGTTGGTTATAGGGAATGGAAATTCCGTACCACTACTATTGGGTCAAGGACAGACCTGGAACCTGACGAACAACTTCAACGAGCTGTACCGCAGGGATTCTTCCACGGGTGTCATGACGAGCAGCCATACCATAGACGGACTGAACACCAACAGCGCTCAAGTGAGCTTCATTGCCGGAGTTAGCGAAATCGTCGTAATGGAAGATTTGCTCACCATAGATTTTTCCTTTAGCGTAGTACATAGCGTCTTTACCCATAGCAAGGGCATAGCCGATAGGAGTACCAAGAGCATTAGCTTGTACGAACATTGCACCAGCGCTGAAATCATTATTGGTTTTAGTATTTACGGTTAATCCTCCGTCGCCAGAAACACGGTTAAGGATGAGTGTTCCAAGATCGTTACCGAAATCATCAGCGTCGTAGCTGTACAATGCAACGGTTCCATCGGTATCGATACCAAGGATGAAGTAATCCCCGTCGTCATTTGATCCCATTGCAACTCCGCCTCCACCAGGGATACGAACTTGTGCACCACGGAAGTTAGCGACATAATCTCCGTCAGATCCACCGATACCATTTTCCGCATTTACGATTGCTTCGTATGCATAGAAGGTAGGAAGAAGCGGAGAACCTTGACGGCCACGAGCGGTGTCAATGATTACATTGTGGTTAGCGATGATGTTGTTATCCCATTTTGCATAGCTTCCGCTGTACAGTTTGTTGTCTGCACTGCGAACATCAGCAGATGTGATAGCTTCGAGGTAGTCGGGGTCAGAACGCAATGGGCGTAAGCATGCGTCAGGAGCGAAGAACAAGTAACCAGGAATCTCTTGGTTTTGATCTCCACCGGTTTGCATAGGCTCAGCACCGTTAGCGATAAGAGCTTGTTTAGCTTCTTGGATGATGTCGGTACTTAAACCGTCAACATATTTAAGAGCTCCGCTAGCGCCTGTTCCGTATCCAGAAATGAAGTTGGATCCGGTTGAGTGCTTCAAGCAGATTTGACGAAGTGCGTATTGGATTTGGTCCTGCTCGGTACGACTCATCCACTCGGACATAACCTCAGCAGAAAGCTGGTCGATGGTTTTGCCGGTGAAACGCATAAGCTTAAGAACTTGTGTCCAAGATACTGCATGACGAACGAGGTCAACTTCAACGGAGAAGGTTCCGAAGTCCAAAGTGTCAGTAGCGTTTTTGAGGATTTCTTCCCCGCGTACGCCTTGACCACGGATAGGAGCAACAGTGGTGAAGGTAACTTTGTCCGATCCGCCTGCTGAAAGGTCGCGCTTCTCAGTAATAGGAGCTCCGCTACCTTCGCCGCCGATGAACTTTGCGAATATGTTTTTTTCCCTAGCGTCGCGAGATACGAGCTCAGACCAAAGTCTTGAACGCAAATCGGAGTTAGGTCCATCAAGTAAACCTTGATAGGAAGTTGTGTTGTTTACCAAATCAACATTACCTGCAGATTGTGCTGCGGTAATAGGATCTGGGCTTGCTGGTATGCCTTTTATAGCCATTGTATTAAGTAATTATAGGGTTATGATAGTTGTACCCTGATTACCTGAGAGGTGTTGCTCCTCCGGGGCTTCCCAGCAATTTGTAAAGATCATCATTACTCATTTGAGGAAGTTGTTGAAGCAAGCCTTCTGCGGTAACCTGGGCGTTTACAGGTTGTGCCGTAGTCCCAGTCGTCAACACTTTGGCCTGAGTTCCTAATTGCGGAGCGGGAGCCGGAGCCGGTGCGGGAGCGGGTTGCTCCTGCTGTGCTGCCGGTGCCTGATGCAAAGCTGCAAACTCATTTGCAATAAGTTCTGGCCATTTTGGTGAGTCAAAGACTGCGGCGTAGTCGGGATCGTTCTGAGCCTGCGATACATAATCGTCGAACTGCTTCCTAAGGACACTGTCCTTATTTTGCAGATCTGGATAACGCTCATAGACTCGGTCACGGCTTTCCATCGCTTTAGTGCGATGGGTCTGATAAACGGCCTGCTCTCTTTCCTGCTCCATTTGCTGTTTACGGAGGTTGAGAGTTTGAAGCTGAAGCTCTTGTTTCACAATCTCCCGCTGAAGCCTTAATGCTTCAGTGGTTTCAAGTTCTTCTGCTGCTTTCTCTACCTTACCTTCAAGCTCAAGAATGGTAGCACGGATGTCGTCAGCTTGTTTATCAATGCCATTGATTGGGTCGGGCTCGGACGCCTCGACTTGCTCCTGGTTTGGCGTAAATGATTGTTGAGCGGGTTGTGTCGCTTCCTGACCGTAGATAATTCTGGAAGCATCGGCGAAAGATCCTTGGAATCCCTCAGATCTGTACAAATCAATGACTTGCTGATCCAATTCGTTGCGAGGACGAATCCTACGCTTTCCAAGCTTCTCCTCGTCATCAGTCTCCGTTTCCTCGGTCTGCGCTGTGGCCTCTTCGGCTTGCGGCTCCGGGCTTTGACCTTCGGCTTCTGGCTCTGGGGTTTCTCCCTCAGGCTGAACTTCTTCGGTCGCGGGCTGAATTTCTTCGGTCGCTGGCGTTATACCCAATGCATTTCGAAGATCGTCCGTAGACGCATTCTCAATGCTAAACTCTGATTCTGTTTGCGGGGATTCAACCTCCGCAGTAGCTGTTTCCATACCGCGAAGATATACACCGGTTTACAAAAAAGTAACCGGTTGGGAAATTATCCGTAAGTACCTTTTTTGACCGGTTTCTTATCGCCCTTCTTTCCTTCCGCTTTCTTACCTAAACAGGTTTTAAATTTGGAACAGAGAGCTTTCTTGTTTTCCGGACAGCCTTCGCATGGTTTAAATTCTGCCATCGTTCAGTCTTTCTTTCTTAGTGTTTGAATTAGCTTCGTTGCCATATACAGAGTCGTTACCGCTCCGCATACAATGGCTATAATTTCATTCCATTGGCCAAGGGATACTGTAGCCAAAGTTCCGCTCCAACCGATAATCATAGGCGTGTCACTCATAAGGTTTCTTGTTTTGAAAGTTTTTTTGCAAAATGCCTGCCGTACCAGAAATGGAAGATAAAATACAGTCCTGTGGCTAGTGCGGATATCATCAGTATGTCATATATACCATCTACCGCTTTCTCGAACCACCCCTTGTGCTCATCCATTTTAAGTTTAACAAGGGCTTCCACATCTCCTTTACTAATTGCTTCGGCGGTTTTGAGCGCTTCTTTTACTTCGGCTTCTGATTTTAGAACCTCTCCGCTGGCTGCTCCAGCAAATGCTCCCAATGCTCCACCGCCAGGGCCACCGAGAAGTGCACCAGTTCCACCACCAACAGTAGCCCCCATCGTGGGGTATAATGTTTTCATACTACACGCACCCAGGAGGGCGAGGAGTATGACTAAAAATATGTATATAAGGACTACGCGCATGGGAGAAAAAAAGGGGCCAGAGGTTTTAGCCTCCGGCCCCTTAGGAGATTCAATAGGCTAGAATTAGGCTTATCCTAATGCTGCGGTGAATTCAGCCAACGATCCAAGGTTGTCTGCTCCGATGTAAACATCATTTACTTTGATGTCCATAAGAGTAGCACTTGCGTCGTCGCCAGAGATATCGGTAGAAGCAGCAGTCGCGCTAGTTTTGTAGCATA